CTCCGCAGCACGCGGCGTTGATCAGGCGCTCGATCGTGGCGTTGATATGATGGGCGGCGGCAACACGCTGGGCATGGGCGTTGGCCCGGTGCCGAAAGCGGCTGAGGCCGCGACTGATATTAATGAGCAGGGCTTCTTCTCAGCTATGTCGCGCGCCGTTGACGCGCTGCCGATGGACAAAGGCACAGGCGACCAGATGCGCGCCATGATTGCCAAGGGCGAAGGCGTCAAAGCTGAAGAAATGGCTTGGACCGGGCTGGACGACTTTCTCGCTGGCAAGCAGTCTGTGACGAAGCAAGAGGTGCGTGACTTCGTTGACGCCAATCAGGTGCAAGTTGAGGAGGTTGTTAGAGCCGATGAAGGTGTCACACAGAATATAAGTTACTTGCGTAACGAATATCGATTGATGGTTGAGGGCAAAGGCCTTTATGCAAACCTTCCCCCATCGTTGCGGGAAGAGCGCGCAAAACAGATGCTTGCTGACATTGAAGCTATGGAAGCAGACGGCATCGTTGGTCCAACAAAATTTGGTCCTGGTTTTAACGGGATGGAATTGACAACGCCGGGCGGTACAAATTACCGCGAAGTGGTGTTGAGGCTACCGGAGAGGCCGCTAGAAAGCGCGCGGTACGCCATTAAAGATGAAAATATGATAAATATCCCATCGGATGCGGTTTCACGGCAGGATGCGATTGCTGAAGCTGGAGGTGATGCTAGTCGAGTTGTTGAGATGCCTGCGCCGGGTGCCTTAGACCCTAATTTCAAATCCACTCACTTCCCCGAAAAGAACATTTTAGCGCACGTCAGAACGATGGATCGCATGGAAGGAAACCGAAAAGTTTTGTTCATAGAGGAAATTCAAAGCGATTGGTGGAGCCAGGGGCAAAAGAGGGGTATCCGAAGCCAAGCGACCGAAAAATACCATAAGGAATTTACTGTCTACGCTGAGGAACTTTCGCGAAAATATGACCTCAACCCTCGTCATAATTTAGCTATGTATAAAACCATAAAAGGAATGTCAGACGCTGAGATTAAAAAATACGAAGACTTGCAATTCGCTGCGTATGGCAGCAATGGCCCTGTGCGAATTGCAGGCATGGAAAGCAAGCCAGGCGGAGTTCCAAATGCACCATTCATTGATACAAAAGACAAATTTGTAGCTCTAGCTATGCGTCGAATTATACGCGATGCCGTGGACAAAGGTTACGATGAGGTGAGCTGGACAAGCGGAGCGATGCAAAACGCGCGGTATGGCAACGCGGTAAGTATTGACAAGGCTTCTGTAGGTCCGGCCATCGATTCCCCTGATGCCCGTGTTGTAGTTTTACAAGATTCGAACGGTGCTGATGTGTTTTTTGGAACTGTCGATAAAAACGGTATCATTTTGACTGATGAAAAATTTAAAGGAAAATCCCTTGAATCGATTGTTGGCAAACCGCTTGCAGAAAAATTGATGAACGCGGATTTAAAGGTTGATCCTAGTATGGCGTTAAGCGGTGCTGAAGAAGCTCGTTTAGACAAACTTGCAAACAAAAGAATAGGTCAAAGCATTGCCGGATTGACGGATCAAGAATTTGATGAGTACATAAGTTTGGTCGCAAGAAGAGAAGACGCATCGCGGCCTGATGTTCCAATAGCAATAAATCAAAATATCAAAGTCGGCGGCAAATTTCATAGAGACTTATATGATAAAATAATTCCCAAACAGACAGAAAAAATCATACAAAAATTTGATAAATCTGCAAAAGTAAAAAAGTATAAAATTGAAAGTCCGTCATCCGATAGGTATTCCGTAGATAATAGGGATGGGACTACGTTTGAAACTGACGCAGAAGGTGCTGATCAGGCGGTTATTGGCGCAAATGGAGACAGCTCCATTGTAACCAAAATAAATGACACCGAAGAAGTCTGGACGATCTCCATTACCCCGAAAATGCGCGACAGCGTGTTGAAGAAAGGGGTGCCGCTATTTAGCGCGGCAGGAGCCGCAGCGGCCACAGGGGCCGCGATGCAGAACGAGAAACAACCCGCTTCGCAGCGGGTTTTTTAATAGGTAGCTCATGGCAATCTCAGAACAAGCAGCCGACGCTTCGCGTCGGGGCGGCACCCTTGCGCCTGACGAGGAGGGCGTACAGGTCGCTGGTCTGATCAGCGAGCTGTTTCAAATGTTCGGCAAAGCACCACGACGTGCCGACGAGGGCGTGCCTACGTCGGTCGAGGAAGGCATTGCGCTGCCGAAGCGTGAGCTGGGCGAACCTGATCCATACCAGCAGCGGCAAGAGGAGCTTGCGCCGAGGCTATTGTCGACAGAAGGCCAACAGCGATTTGACGAAGCCGGTGGCGTAGCCACAGACGCAATCAATCCGCCACCAACGGTAGAAGCCTTGGACGCGCTTGATGCAGATCCGGTTGCCGATGTTGTCGGTGACGCACAAGCCGCATTGCGCCCTGGCGCAGGCGAGGCTGGTGCAGCCGATAACATAGACGCCGCTGGTGTTGTTCGAGCTACGGAGCCCGAGCGGGTCAGCAACTTCGTGCGAAGCGGCGAAGACGGTCTGGACTTCAATTTTCAAAACTTAGAAACCGGCGACGACGTCAAGAATATGTTCAACGAGGTCAGCGAGATTTACGCTGACCCGACTGAGGCAGCAAAGCGCGGCGTGATCGGTCATGGTGAGACGCTTGATAGAGCTGAAGAGCTACTCGCTGACGAGCTGGGCTTTACCCGGACTATCCTCAAGCGCAAGACCGGCGAGCTGCTCAACGCTGAGCAAGCCACTGCCGCGCGCATTTTGCTGGTCCGATCGGGCGAGCGGTTGACCGACCTTGCGCGAGCGATACGCGACGGCGCTGACGATTCAGCCACTTTGCTTAATTTCCGCAAACAGATGGCAATCCACGCCGGCATACAAATGCAAGTCAAAGGAATGCAAACTGAAATTGCGCGCGCATTGTCTGCCTTCAACATTCCGGCCAGCGCGCGAACGGCAGAGGCACAGGCGCAAGCAGCGGCAGAGATATTGCGCTCGACTGGCGGCGCAGGCGAAGCAAAACGCCTTGCAGCAGGCTTGTTGCGCGCAGCAGAGGAGGGCGGCAACAACCCGTCAGCGGCAATTCATGGGTATGCTTTTCGCGGCTACCTCAGTAAGGCCAACGGCGTGTTCCAGGAAGTGTACGTCAACGGTCTGTTGAGCTGGACCTACACCCACGTCAAGAACTTCTTCGCCACGCCTGCTTTCATGGCGTACCAGACAGCCGAGGAAGTGCTGGCCGGTTTAGTCGGCGGCGTCGAGCGCGGCATGGGCAAAGGCGTAAGCGCGCTCACCGGCGCAGATATGTCAAAAGGCTATGGCCGCGCTGGGTTTGGCAGCACCGCTGACGGTGTGTATGCCGGACAAGCCGCGGCGCGGATCTACGGTTGGAGCCGTTCGACTAAGGATGCTCTGATTACCGCAGGCAAAACCTTCAAGTATGAGCAAGGCGCGGACGCTCTAACAAAAATTGAAGGTGGTCAGCTTAAAGCGATCAGCGCCGAAAATCTTAATCTGAGCGGTATGCCAGGTCATTTTGCTGATGCTACTGGTAAAACCATCCGCATACCGGGCCGGGCTTTGATGTCCGCTGATGATTTCTGGCGCGTCTATAGTCAGCGCGGCGAGCTGTATTCCGAAGCATATCATTCCGCGATGATGGCTAGGTCGCTGGGAAAGACTGATCAGGAAGCTCTCGATAACGCAGCGATGGTCATTCTCGATCCGCGCTCATATGCAAACCAGCTTGATGCAACCGCGCGCTACAACACGCTCACGACCGACTTGGGTCTTATGCGCGACCTTACAAGCAACTTTCATAAGTATGTACCGTTTTTCGGCCGCGTCCTGCTTCCGTTTGTCAGCGCACCGACCAACGCAATTCTGCGCTCAATGGAACGCATGGGCGTGTCTGGTGGATACTTTAAAGATCCAGTCGCACGACAAAAGGCAATTGCGCGCGCCGGTATGGGCTTCGGCGTCATGTACACGTTCGCGGAATACGCATCGTCGGGACGTGTTACCGGGGCGATGCCGAAAGATGAAAATCAACGCAATATGCTGCCGCCAGGCTGGCGTCCGTATTCGCTTGTGTTTAAAGGCGACGACTGGCCGAAGGACGCAGACGGCGACGACCTGCCGATGTTTGATCCGCGCACCGGCGTTCCAAATGGCGCACTGACTTATGTGAGTTATGCGGGCCTTGAGCCAGTCGGCGCTATCCTTGGCATCGCAGCGACCACGGTTGAGCGTATGCGCCGCACCAACGATCCCGAAGCGCGCAATGCTTATGGAACCAACGCGATCGCTGCGGCTGCGCAATACTTTTATGAGATGCCGATGGTTCAGACTATTGGCGAGATTGTTGAGGCGTTTGAAAAAGGCGATATCACGCTGGCGGCTGAGGGGCCACTGCAGTCAGGTATGCCGTACTCGGCAGCGATTCGAGCTGGTGAGCGCGCAGTAGATCCCACGCAGCGCAGACCCAGCGGTGCCATCGATTATTACACGTTAGAAGAGGTGCAAGGGATGCCTCCTGGCCCTGACGGCAACCCGCAATACGAGCTAGTCGGCACGATAAAGGGCGGGTTTGGCGGTGGCTTTAATGATGCGATGTCGCAGTGGAACTCAATGCTGAACGATCGCGTGATTATGGGCGGTGCCAGCGATGAGACGTCGGCGATCCAGTACGACGTATTCGGCGAAGCGCGCGAAATGGGCGTGCGGTTTGACATCAATCCAGTGCTGGCTGCGTACAATCTGATCTTGCCATTCAATATCCGCCCTGGCGAAGAGCCTAACGCGCTGCAGCGCCTGCAGATCACGCTCAACGGGCCGCTGCGCACTGCCAAGGAAGCAGCAGACGGCTTTGCCTTTAGTGAGGCGTTTCAGTCGGAGTGGACGCGCGCGGCAAAGAAAACAATCAGCGTGCAGAACCCGACGACAGGCACAGCGGAAACATTCACGCAGGCGCTTAACAACCTGGTCAGCTCGGTCGCGTTTATCAGCATGACCGAGAAGGAGCAGCGCCGCGCCATGCGCGAGGTCGAAGACCGCTTCTACGACGCTGGCCTAGAGGTCGTGTTTGCCATGCCGGAGTATCGAGACGTTGCGCGCGCTTATCGCGACTTCATCACAATCAAGGACGTGTACAACGAACAAGGGAAAATCAGGCGATGAGTGTCAGCTCAACCACCACCAAAAACAGCTATGCTGGAAACGGCTCAACCACCGCGTTTGCGTATGCGTTCAAAATCTTTGCCGATGCGGATCTTGAAGTCATCATTCGCGCAAGCACCGGGGCCGAAACGGTCAAGACTCTTACGACGCATTACACGGTCAGCAACGCCGGAAACGATAGCGGCGGCAATGTCACTTTTACTACGGGCAACACCCCGGCATCCGGCGAAACGGTTGTCATTCGCCGCAACCTAGCGCTGACGCAGTCAACCGACTATGTGGAAAATGATCCGTTCCCAGCCGAGTCCCATGAGGACGGCCTTGATCGCCTGACGATGGTCTCGCAGAATCTGCAAGAGCAGCTCGATCGATCGTTTAAGGTTTCGCGCACCACGTCAATTACAACGCCTGAGTTCGTTGACGATGCCACGGCGCGCGCGGACAAGCTGCTGGGATTTGCCAGTGACGGCAACAGCATCGAGGCCGTCACAGGTCGCGTCAGCAGCGTCAGCGTCAGCACGGTCACTCCGACCGCCGGTGCTGCAGGCAGTGCCACAGCCGCTTTCACAACCAGTACCGGCGCCCTGGCGCTTGGCGTGCCGCAAGGCAGCACGGGTCACGCCGGCGTGTCGATGCAGTATTCGACCACCACAACTGACGCCGATCCGGGCGCTGGGTTTATTCGCGCAAATAATACGAGCTTAAATTTAGCGACGATTCTTTATGTCGATGACTCTGACGGCACCAACGACATCAGCGCATGGGTGCAATCGTGGGACAATTCCAGCAGCGGGTCAAAGGGCTTTATCACGATCGCTGGCAACCCCAACAGCGCATCGCCGCTTGTGATCTTCAAGGTCACCGGCACCGTCACAGACGCCAGCGGCTACACGAAAATCCCGGTCGCTTATGTGTCAGGCAGCACCTCGATCAGCAACAGCGCCGAGATTAGCGTGCAGTTTTCGCCAGCAGGCGATGGCGATGTCGCTGGGTTAGATTATGTCTTTTCCACGACCACCAGTGATTCCGATCCGGGGAGCGGGGTACTGCGGGTTAATCATGGAACCATCTCCAGTGCCAGCGCCATATATATTGACGACCAAGACGCCAACAGCGCGGATGTGTCAGCATTTCTGCTGACGTGGGATGACTCCACCAACACCGGCGATCGCGGTCAGATTTACATAACGAAAAAATCTGCCCCGGCAAACTTCGCAATCTTCAAGGTGAGCGGTGCATCCACCGACGCATCTGGCTATGTGAAGCTCGCCGTCACGCATGTGGCGTCGAACGGAAGTTTTGCCAACACCGATCCGATCGCAGTTGAGTTCAATCGAACCGGCAATGTCGGCGGCTCAATGGACACGTTTATCATGTCCGATGGGTCCACGACGCAGACGGTGAACGATGGTGAGACGCAGACCTTCGCAGCCGGCGAAGGCATCGATGTTGCAGTCAGCGCCACTAACACCGTCACATATTCGGGTGAGGATGCGACAACCTCAAACAAAGGTGTCGCGTCGTTCAGCAGCGATAACTTTGCCGTCAGCAGTGGCGCGGTCACAATTAAAGACGGCGGTGTCGTCACGGCTGAGATCGCAGACGACGCGGTCACCCTAGCCAAGATGGCACCAGGTACCGACGGGAACTTGATCACCTACGATGCCAGCGGAAACCCGGCAGCGGTAGCCACTGGCTCGTCGGGGCAAGTGCTTACGAGCCAAGGCGCTGGAGCTGCGCCGGTGTTCGCGGCGGCGGCGGCTGGCGGAAAATTCTTGCAGATCGTGAGTGCTCAGACAGATACAGCCGTCTCAAGTAATTCCACAACAAGAGCGGACACGGGCGTGACCTTGGCCATCACTCCATCAGCCACCGGTTCGAAAGTGCTGATCATATCAAATATACATTGCTCGGCGGGCGGTGGCCGCGCCGTTGGCGACCTCATCCTCATGCGAGGATCGTCTGATTTGATCAATTATTCGCAACAGGCAAATGTCGATAACGGCATGGGCAATTTTTGTTTTATCTTCTTGGATTCGCCCAGCACAACGTCTGAGACAACGTATAAATTTCAGCAGAAACGAGTCGATCAATCGGGCCTCTTTGTCACTTCGCGCGACGACAGTTCGGGTGACGCCATAAGTACCATTATGGCAATAGAAATCGGAGCATAAACATGGCAACAAAAGCAGAAGCACTTGTCAGCCTCGCACCCGCCGCTCAGTGGGTATTAACCGGCGACACCATTAGGTGGGATAGCGACGATATTGATCAACCAAGCAACGCCGCAATCAACGCTGAGATCGCTCGGCTTGATGCAGCAGAGCCTTGGGCCGCACTACGCGTCGAGCGCGACGGCCTGCTTGCAGAAACAGATTGGTGGGCGTTGCCGGACAGTCCGACGATGAGCGATGCCCAGACCGCGTATCGCCAGGCGCTTCGCGATCTTCCCGCCAACACAGACGACCCGGCTAGTCCAAGCTGGCCGACGAAGCCGTGA